GCTGGGAAGATGACCTGAGATCTAGATCTACCGAACTCATCTCTTCCATCTACTACTTTTATTGGGCCGAATGGAACAATATCATCAGCGTATATTAATCTACCCCAGTCATGTATATTGAAATAATTTGCGTCTCTTTCAATTATCGCAGTCTGATTTATATCGCCATAGTCAATATTCTCCGTAGACGATACGGTGATATCTCCACCATCAAACGTCTCGAATACATCTATCTTCGTATTGTCGTAGACAAATACGGTCAAACCTTACCCCCGATAATTAAAAAGGGTCTACTTTGATATAAAGTAAACCCCACATATTGATATTTAGCGTTTCTATTAATCGAGTGCGACGTTCAGAGTAATCTTAATTTGGTCACCGTTGTTCTGAATGTTGTAAGGGCCGTTTGTGAACCTTTCAGCGTACATTATACTAGAGTATAGTGTAGCAGTGTTCAGACCTAGTACACCGTTCGATGTAGCAGTTAGAGATGGAGTTGTTACAAACTCATCTGCGTTAGGTACATTGAAGACTGTGTAAACATTAGACTCAAGTGTTGTGTTACCAGCACCAGCAGCAACGTAAAGGATGTCTCCAGCCTTAAGTCCGTGGTTAACAACAGCAATTTTACCGAAACTGAATGTAACAGATGGGTCAGTAGCGACCTGAATGTTATCAACCAGTGCCTGATCGAGGTAGATCGTTCTCAGGCTTCGGTCAATTCCTATGACTCGTGTTCCAGTTGCAATACCAGCGTTACCAGCAACATATTGTCCAAGAGTTAGATCATCGATACTAACCTGTGGGTCAATTGTGAGGTAAGAGTTTCCAACAATACCGATACATGGGTCAGTATTATTACCCTTGGTGACAGTAGTTCCTATACCAACACTAGAACCGTGTACCACACCCTGTACTGCGACAGGCATGTTATTTGCACGAGTAACATAGTAACCGTAAATGTTACCAGCAGGCCCTGTGAAAGTAAATGTTTGTTCTGGGTATGTAGCAGTTGTACCACTACCAACGTTCTTAATAACCCAACGTGATCCGTTCAGCAGAATACCATACTGCTGGTTATAATCTTGGTCTCCTCTGTTGTTCACACAGACGGGATAACCAGTATTTGCAGTTGTACCATAACCATTAACGTTACCGTCAATATATGGTTCAAAGTACGCTGTTGCGGAGGGAACATCTGCCTCAGCAGGGGTTGTATTACTTGTAAAAAGTTTCAGTACAAGGTTACGTGGTGAGTTATCCTGTATATCTGCGACAAAGTTATTTTGAGCAATAAGATAACGCAGCGACTCAATTTCACCAATATTAGGAACGAGTAATGCCATTGAAAACTACCTCTGAAAGGGTTAGAACGTTAAGAACTATACTTATTTATAATTTTAATTTTAGAGAGATTAGTAAACGCCTTATGTTAGAGACGCTAATAACACTAAAATTGAGAATATCACCAGCCACTATTGTGGTCGTCCAATTATTTAGGACATCATCAAAGTATTTATCCGAATTAGTAAGTTGCACTCTAGTAGCAGAAGTTATACTATTAAAACTAGGATAATCTGCATAAGTACATTTTGATATATCGAAAACAATATCACCAGTCTGATCCGACAAAACTCTAATGTTTTCGATCTCTCCAGTAACATCTATAACCAACTTTCCTTTATCTCCCACTTGCATTGGCAAACTTCCACTGTCAATTACATAATTGACGGATCTCGTGAGGTCTGCAGCTGCAGCAAGAGCAATTACTACTATATCGTCAGCTAAGACAGGAGCAGTAGTGAAAACAATCTTATCACCTGATATATTATAATCCGATGCAGGATCTAAGAAAAGACCGTTTTTAGTTACAATAAGTTGTTGATTATTGTTGGGAGTATATGGAGCTCCCTGATCATTTAAAGAAAATGTAACCTCTGCACCATCTTGTGCAGGAGTTTTACCTAATACAATATTACCATATTGAATAGACTTAGAGGGAATCTCATAGTCTACCCCGACATCATATCTGCCAGGTTCATTAAGGGTTACTAGATAATCTGCCATTATGTTACGCCTGGGATTACTAGAACATTTCCTTGTATTGGTCTAGTTTTATACGCATTAGGCGATGTTAAAACTAAATCATACACATATCTTCCACCTTCTATGACATCTGTAACTGTACTAGCCATAGCTACTTTTATCTGACCATTAATCCTATTAGGAAAAGATACTATAAAAGCATTATATTTTGTGGCAGCAGGATGTTTTCTAAGTTTAGCTTCTCCAGTGTAACCAGTTAAGTTCAAAGCAGACGAATTCTCGTTTTTAACCGTGAATGTCGCTTCAAAATCTACACCTTGATCGAGAACCAAATTGATGTTCCTTGCCGTCATCTGTCAAAAGGGGGATTTTAGTTATTTATCACAATTTGGTCAAGACCTGTTTCAAGAGGTCTTTAACTTCATTAATCTCATTCTTTAAATTATCAATGTCCTTCTTCTGAGATTCAAGATCCTGAATCTCATTGAGTCTTTTATTTTTAAGATCTAAGTAATTATTATACTCAGAATCAGAACAATTTAAAATAGCACCTGACTCCTCATCTCTATAAAGAGATCCACTATCCTTTACCTTTACCTTATTCATTAGATAGATGCAATCGCTCTTAGATCCCTAATCTTAGGAACATATGCGAAGTTAGTTCCACTCATGACAATCTTAATCTGGAATCCATTGAATTGTGGTAGGTTCTTGGCATTAAACTCATATTCTTTGTAATCACTATTAGTTGCCGAAGAAAGAATCCTTCTATCAGGTTTACCATTATTCTTAGCAACATCTAAAGGATTACCATTAGAATCTAAGTTATCAAAGCCAGGGAATAATTCAAATAACTGATACTGTGGCGGAGCATCAATTCTGAATATTCTATAAAGGACTCTAATATCATTTGTTGCATGTCTATATGCATCAAACATAACTTTTAGTCCATCTGCAGACTTCTCAAGATTAACAATCTTAGAAAGATAAACTGCGGCACTTGGATCTGCATTTAAAGAATTAACTCTACGATCTTTGGCATAATCAGTAATCTTACTATTGATTCTATCCATAATCGTAATCATGTTAACTCTATCCAAGTCAATCATTGGACTTACTTTGGAGTCCTCAGTACTTAATAATGTTTGTAGATTGAATGATTTTCTTCCTTCATAATCAACTAACTTATCTAATTCATTTTGCTTGGAAGCAATAATTCTTGGAGAAGTTAAAAGGTTATTACTGTTTAATGATATTGCTTCAAATCCTTGATCTACAAATGCAGTAGAAGTTCCATCAGGACTATTACCACTAAATGTTCTTATCTTTCCTTCAATGTTAGTTCCTTCTGGAAGAAGGGTAGCAACATTAGGTCTAACAATATTGAATGGAATGTTCTGAGTCGCCATTGGGCCGAAAGGAACACCAACTTGTACATACTGTTGATCATAACTACCACCAGACTTAGTTTCATTGAAGAACAATTCTGGGAATCCACTTGCATTTCCAGTTGCCCTGTCTAATCCACGACTTGATATTCCAACCTTAATCCAGTAACTATCAACATCAATAGGATACTTACTGAGGTCAGTATCAGAGAACTTATGAGATGTGTTAATTCTTCTTAAGGAAACTCCGTTTAATTCATATTTAAAGATCTTATCATTAACATTATAATCTCCAGCCTTTGTATCATCAAGGGCTCTAGTAATATTATTAATTGTAGATGTTGTGGTTGTTATACCAGTATATTTTATAATTTCATTACCAATTTTAATATAGCCTGGATTGGAACTACTTACTGGTACATTTTCAAACGAAGTAAAGATTCCAACAGCAGTAACAGTCATATCTTCCGTACTAGAAGAATCAACTGAAGATGTTAATTTTTCTGGTTTAACATCAGCTTCTACTCCAGTAAGAGTAACTAAATCTTTCTCAGAATACATACCATGATTTTGGTGTCTAACTCTGAAGTGCAATCCATCTGAAACGTTGTTTAGATATGCAATAGAACCACCGTTAACTACACTAGTTCCACTACCACCAACATAAACAACAGCAGATGATGAATCAACTTTAGGTTTACCTTGAATGTTATCAAGAACTAAGGTATTAAATGCACTAATAATACCAGTGTTATTTGGAATTGACAGACGTAAATCCTTACCAAATCCACCAGTGTTAGTTGCACTAACAGTTAGAACATCACCAGCAGAGTATCCAGTTCCACCGATAGCAACTGTTGCAGCAACAGCAACTCTGTTATTAACGTGAAGATTGACTGTAGCACCAGTTCCTCTACCATATTCAGATACTAAAGGAACTCCAGAGTAAACAACAGATGTGGCAGCAAATCCACTACCAGCATTTGTTACTGTTAGAGCACTATTAATACCAATAGCACCAAGAACTTTATTCAAGTTTGCCTTGAAGTTTGGATTATTCTGTTGGTAAATTGTTGTACCTTCAGCAAGTCCTGTCTGTTCTGCAGATGAAAGACTCTTTCCAAGTCCAACAACAGCAGTATAAGCAAGAAGATCTAATGGGTTTGGAGCAAGAGATACAATCTGTCTGTTTCCAATATCTAGATCTGGGTTATAGAAGTTAACTCTACCTTCTTCAGAAGTAAAGTCTGCCCTGTATAAATTGAACTTAAGGTCTTCTAACTGACTTGGATCCCATGTAGCACCGTTCTGTGACTTAAATAGTGAACCAAGTAGTGGCTGAGATGATACAATTATCTTCTCTGAATCTGCAGAGTTAACTGTTGTTACATCTTCTTCACCCATTCTGGAGATAAAGACGTAGTATTCATTAGATGCAGATAGAAGAACTAAACAATATTCACCACCACCCTCACAATAAACAGGAGCAGGGAATGTAAAGGTTGTTGCCTTAGATCCATCTTCTGATAAAACAACTTGATCTGGGTCAAGAATACATTCACCAAATGGCAGAATCTCCTGAGTAGGTAAACCAGTTTGTAGTGTTCTTACTTGTAACGTAACAGGCAACTCATTTGTATCTTTTGCCCTGAAGTAAACATCACACTTAGTAAGGAATACGCCATTAATATCTGGTATTTCAAAAGATTGTGCAAGAGGGTCAACCCATCTTGTTTGAGTTGTAGATCTATTAGAGAAAGTAGTTCCTACAGTTAGTCTCTTACTTGTATCTTTAAGAGTTCTATCTTCAGATGAAGGAATTCTTTGAACATCAGCATTTCTCATCCGTAATGTAGATGCCTCTACAGTCTGTAATGTACCAGATGCAGTGAAGTTAGCTTCACCAGAACTATCGGTAAATCCAGAAATAGTGGAGTTAACAAGACTGGTTGATAATGTGAATGTTTTAGTACCAGTATTAAATGTAGGAGCAGAAGGAATAGTAGGATCAGGTAAGAAAAGAGATCCAATAAGTGTTCCTGACTTATCTGTAATAAGTCTAATTGCAGATACAGTAGCAATAGCACCACTAGATTGTCCAACAAGTTTCATACCAGTCGCTATGTATCCATAGAATCCAGATGCAGACTGAAGTTCTAGAGATGCAGTATCAACATTTAATAATGAAGTTGTTGATGAATATGTGGAAGAAATACTTGATGCTGGTTCATATGGGTTCTGTTTATAAACCTGATCTGGATTATTGTATGGCCCATACTTGTGATTCTGATTTGCTAACCTGAATCTAATTGCATCAGTATTTGAATTTGGACGACTTCCTTCTACAACTTCACCAGCACCAAATGTACCACTGACCATTGTAATTTCTACAAGTTTAGGTATAACATACTTCGACATATCAATATTATCGAAGAATGGATAGAGTCTTGTATTAGGCTTAAGTCTCCTAGTAACGAACTCAATATTCCTTGATCGCATTGTAGCGATAACTTCTGTATTAACTACCTTATCACCAAGACTTGTAGTATCAAATCTTTCTCCAACCCTAAACTGAATACCTTGTCTAGTTTGGTTAGTTGTAGTTGTAGTTGTTTTCTCTCTGAAATCAGTCTTAGCGTCTTGATAATTTTTTGTTGTAGTAATAGGAATACCCTTTCCACAAACATACTTACCACGTACTGTTGATGTACCTGTCAGAGTTGTTTTTGTCTGACTGTAGAGTGATGGGCCCATTGTAGAACTTTGGCCAGTCCATGTTGTTTCCCATGAACCCCAATCTACTGGTGAAAGTCCTGTATTACTATCTGCACCAGTAACACCCATTGTAGAGTTATAACTACCCTCAATGTCATATGTTGCAGAAGTTCTTCTAGTTTCAATCCATGTATCTGTAGCAGGATTCAATTCAACTTGACCGATCCAGTTAACAACAGCAAATGGGTTTACATTCTCAATTCTTGTTGCAAATTTGTTCTCAAGATAAATTGTGTCGCTGTAATTTAGACATACAACGTCACCTATTCTCTTGACATTCTTATCACCAAGATCTTGTGCAAATCTATAGTCTGCGGATGGATTAGATGATGTTGCAGCACCTACAATCGCTTCAGATCCAAGTAATAAATCAATAGAAGTTGTATAATGTTGTGGACGTAATCTACCATCAACAGGATCAATAGAAGCCTTATACTGTCGATTAGTTACATCACCAGAACTTACTGACTTAAAGTTATCTACAAAGAATCCAGACTTAAATCTGTCAAGATTGGTTTGTGGATCTTTAAGATTCATTCCACTAGTTTCCACTTCTAGAAGTGAAAGTGAAGTATAATATTCTACGTTCTTCAACCTATTTTCAATCTGGTTGATATCCTTCATCCTATATCTCTTATGCTTCGCAAAAGTCATATTGACTTCTCTAGTATCATAAAGATATGGAGGAAGATGTATGGTAGCAACTTCTAATGCATTATCAATAGTATTTGGTAGTTTTGGCCAATCAGATGGAACACCTTGAGATAGAGTAAAGATACCCTCTTTACTCAAGAATAGTTTATCAATTCTACCAAGATAATAATTATATGAAAGATTGAATGATTTGTCCTTCGCCAACACATGTGAAGATGATGATGTGCCTGGAACAAATTGTCTTGCCTCAAACTCCCAAGGAGACCTGCCAGGAACTGTTGTAGTAACTCTTGGTCTTAGGTCAATAATATCAGAACCGTACCTTCCACCAACTAGAGGAAGTGAATCTGAATATAAATCAGAGTCATAACTGTTAACAGTTACGAAATCGCCTGGGTCTGATGCGTCAATTACATAGTGATTATAAACAATCGTTAATCTCCTAGTAGGAGCTTCTGTTCCTTCTTTTCTTTGAAGAGCAGAGAAATCAACATAATCTAATCTTTGGCCAGGATCAAATTCATAGTTATTTCTAATATCTCTATCGCCTGGAATAAATGTTTGAACTGTTCCCTGAACATTAGTATCTTCAAATAAAACTTCTTCTCCTATTTCAAAGGAATTTTCGTTCTGAGATACAAAACTAACTTCATCAGATCCATTTGTAGATACAAATACAGCAGATGCTCCAGAAGTCTTTCCAACTATAGTTTCACCCTGTATTGCATTTAAAATATTAGAGTTTAAACTAGTTAACTGTAAGATCGGGAATTGTGGATCAGCAGTAGTTGAAGATTCCAATACTGCAAGAACATAAGCAACGTCACAAGCACCGAGAGATATCCTATTATCTTGAATTCTATTACCGTAAGTCGTGTCATAAGTAAGTCCATCATTAAGTTTCAACAATCCAGTGCCAGACTGGGTTTTGTTTGATTTATTAACTGTATATGTTGTTGCTCTCTTGAATACCTTAGTTTTTGGTTTTACATTTACCTTCTTCCAAGTAACTGTCAATACTGCAGCACCAGAAGCCGTATCCAATCCACTTAACGTAATTGTTCTACCACTAACTGTAAGTTTCTGATTAGATAGAAGTTCAACCTTACCAGTAGTCTTATATGTTACGTTGTAATCTTCTTCATCAAATGGTTCTAAAGTTAAATCAGCATCCGTTTCTAACGTTCCACTGTAAGCATTACTTGCAACTGTGATGTTGTATGATTTCTTGAATACAATATCAGCACCATTTAGATCAACAGAAGCAACATTATTGTAAGTTAGATCACTGAATAGGAATGCCTTAGCATTATTCTGTACTTCCAAAGTAACTTTGTACAGATCATTAACTGATACAGCTGCAACTGGAAGAGCACCAGAACAAACATTTTCAACGTCTACAGTAGCTTCAAGACTTATTGATGTTGCAGTTGTGGCTGTGACACTACTGTAAGTTGGTACAGAGTTACCAGAAATACTATAACTGATAACATCTCCCGTCTTAATACCAGCATTGGCAAAGTTGGCACTTGGGGAAGTTATAGTTGATGCAGCACCAGATGCAGCACTAACTGTATATTGAGTAGACTGTGGAGCAAGTAAATGTCCAAGATTTAAGATAGGATCTGCACTAAACTTATAATTAGTTGGATCATTACCAACTAACTGTTTAACATCTTCCATTCCATAATCTTCTACTTCAGTAATACTTCTAGAAATAGATTGACCATTAACATAAATCTCTTCACCTTTTTGGAATGAACCAGAAACTTGATATAAAGTCAATTGTGTTGAATTATTAGCAGATGTATATGCATAACCTACTGCATTACTATTCCTACCTTCAACATAAGCTGGAAGATTAACATATGTTCCAGTGTTTAATTGAAGATATGTAAATGTTTGAATATCATATAAAGATGATTCAAAAATTGTAGAAGAATCGGCATAACCTACATTCTTCAACTTGAGGTCATAAACTCTAGCAACACCAACTTGAGTACCATTTTCAGTACCAACAGTTGAAGTTCTCTTATTGAATAATTTTACATAAGAATCTGTACTAATTCCAATAGGAGGAGAACCATAAACATTATTAAGTTCTATCTGCCTACCTACACTAAATGGTAGAGATTCGTTTTCAATTAATTTAGTAGTTCTTGGTTTAGGAACATCAACAGTTGTGGTATTAAGAGTTTCTATTTCATAACCACGAACATATGCCTTTCCAGGCCCAATAGACAGACACATTAAGTCGTCTGATGGGGTATTTCCCTGTTGAGTTAATTGAGTTGAATAATAAGAACCATCATTTCCGATTCTATTATTTAAACACTCCTTAGAAACAATTGGGAATGGTTTAATATAATAATGTCCAGATTCGTCATAAGTTCTTCTTGCCAACTCATCACGAATTAAATTATAGTTATCTGCTCCAGCCTTAATGAATTTCTGTAGAACACCGTCTACAACTCTCATCAATTCTATGAAGTTCTCATCATTTAAGTCTGTTAAAGACTTCTTAATTAACGTTGTAGATAGTTTAAGTCTATCGGCACCAGGCGCAGCAAAGTTAGAAAATCCCCTTGCATTATCGTAGAGATCTTCATCACTTGAAGATGCAGTTACTAATTCTTCTTTAATCAGTAATCCAATTCTGTATGATGGAGTATTAGTATACTGATCCAAAATAACTGTCTGATCATCAACAGTTACAAAGAATCCTCTTATGAAATATACACCATTGGCAATCTTCGCTGCAGAACCAGTTGCAGTTGAAGTAGAAATAATCGTTGTAGCAAAACTAGCACCCTGTCTAATACTAGAAAGGGAATAGTTCATATCCTCTTCTAAGAGAAGATTCTCACCATCTGCAAAGGATTTCCTAGAGAAATCTGTGTCACTAGAACTTTGATATTTAACGTAAAGAGTATATGCGCCTTTTGTTGATGTTCTATTATCAATATACTGTTCTACCTTAGCAGTTACACCACTAGTTTCGCCCTTAATTTTCTTACCTACAAGATTCTCCAAGTATAGAGAAACTGGAATACCTAAGTGACTATCATCGATTTGTACACAAGTGTACTCAGGGTCATAGGCGACTTGGCCTGGAATGACAACTGATCCTTCTTTAAAGAAATGCTTACCAAACTTTTCTACCTGATTTTGCAATATAGATTGCAAGGTAGTAAGTTCTCTAGACTGGACAGGTAAACCTGGCTTGAATAGTACCCTCTGATAATTTTTTAACTCATTAAAGTCATCAAAGTACGGAGATGAATTTAAGTTAGTATTTTGTGGCATTTTCTTTTAAAACTCCAGTACTATCTTGATGTCTTCCTTCTGCGATGCAGAACGAGGAATAGCGGTTCTGTTATCAATATAGATGATTTCACCTGACTTAGTATTAAACTCAGCCGAAGATATACCAGAACTGAAACTCATTCCAAGTTGGTACGTCTTATTATTTATTGAGGTACTAACACCATTATAGGCAGTATCAACAGAGAGAAGTGAACCTGTAACTGAAGATCCATTAATAGTTACTCCATATCCTGCATTAGGTGTTGATGTAAATGGAATGATCTTATATCCAGTTGCACTAGAAGCAAGACCCATTGGTTGATAGTATTTCAACA